CGAAGAGTATGCCGCAGCCCGAACCGCGGTCACCAGGTACCACCTCTGATCGTTCATCGCTTTCGATAACGATTGTAGAATCTAGATAGGACGATTAATGGGTATTCAGAATTTCCCGGTTTCTCTTCAGCCCATCATCCAGCAGGGCTTTCTGGAGCGCGAATTCTCGCAGGCTCTTCGCTCTCGGCTGGGGTATCGGGCCTGTGCTGATCGGGTGAACGTTGCTGTTGGCATTGGTGAGACGCTCACCAAGACCCGGGCGGGACTAAAGCCATCGGTCACGACGCCGCTGGCGCCGACGACAAATACCAACTTTGATAACGGTCTGAGCCCCACCTCCTGGGGAGTTGAGCAATATACAGTTAGTATCAATCTTTATGCCGCGACAACTGATCTTAACGTTGTGACCGAGCGGGTTGGGATCGCCTCGCAGTTTCTCCAGAATGCTTACGTGAATGGGGAACAGGCGGCGCGGAGCCTGGATGAACTGAGTCGTAATGCGTTGTTCGGCGCCTATCTCGGCGGCAACACGCGGATCCGAACCACCCTAGCCAGCGCAGCGCCAACGGTTTCCGTTGATGACATACGCGGGTTTCAGACGGTCTTCGTCAACGGTGTCCAACAGCCTGTTAGCAATAGTACGCCTATGGCAGTTACCGTCGGGTCAAACGTCTATACGCTGGTCGGAGTTGCTGCCGATCCGACAAACGTCTCGACTTCCCCGAACGGCACGTCAGGTGTCCTTACATTTTCCGGTGATGTCTCTGTATCGGACGGGACGGCAGCCAATACGGTGACCGCAGCTAGCGGCTCGACCGTCGTGCGGCCTTCTGAGCGCACGAACACCTCACTGATCACGGCATCCGACACGCTGACTATGTCGAACCTCCTCGATGCGGTCGCCGCGCTGCGGCTAAACGCCGTTCCCGAGATTGATGGTGCCTATAACTGTTACCTGGATCCGGTTTCGTCTCGGCAACTTTTTGCCGATCCAGATTTCAAGCAACTCTTCCAAGGTGCAACTTCCGCGAACCAGGTCTTTAAGAAGGGCATGACGAACGACTTCCTCGGGTTGCGGTTCGTTCCGACGACCGAGGCGTTTGTCCAGCCCCACCCGACACTGCCAGGACTGATGGTTCGCCGACCGGTAGTCTGTGGCCAAGGGGCGCTGATCGAAGGAGCTTTCGCCGGTATGGCGGCGACCGACGTTGCCCCGGCAGACTCGATCATAACCATGGTCGATGGCATCGCCATGGTTACTCGCGAAGCGATCGACCGCTTGCAGCAGATCATCGCTCAATCCTGGTATTGGATTGGCGGCTACTGCGCCCCGTCGGACACCACGACCAACCCGACGACCGTCCCGACCGCGACCAACGCCGCTTATAAACGCGCTGTAATCGTGGAACATATCGGCTAAGCGCGGCAGAGGAGCGCGACAAAAATGCCTCTCGGTTCCGTAAGCCCCTTCCGTCCCACAGGTACAGTCAGCCTTTCCGTGGGCAATTTGTCATCGAATGTGCTCCTGTCCGGCGGTGGCGATACTCTTGTGGTGACCAATACAACGACTGCGTTGGCATACATCCGATTTGGTTCGGATCCGACGGTCACCGCTTCCGTTACCGACATGCCGATCCTCGGTGGTTCGCGGCTGATCCTGTCAGTCAACAGCCTTATTTCCTATGCCGCCGCGATTTCGCCAGCGGGATCAGGTAGCATCCTCTTCAGCCGTGGCGATGGGTCAATCATTTGAATCCGCTTACAGACGCCGAAAAGGTCGATATCCGTCGCTTCTGCGGATATCCGGCCTATGGCGCAGCGCCCACCGGGATGCAGTCGTGGCGTTATTTTCAGGTCTATGGGATGCTGGAGTTCCGCTTGGCGAACCTCTCGACCGCGGAGATCGCGGTTGTTCGCCGATATCTGGGAACCCTTATCGCTTTGGAAGTGGCAGTCCCCGCTACGTCCGATAACCTCGACACTGATCAGGCGTCGGTATGGACGCGGAACAAGGACGAGCTAACCGATCGCATGCGGCTTCTGGACGAATGGAGGCGGAGGCTAGGTGGCTTCCTCGGTGTGCCGCCGGGCCCTGCCCTGGCGAACGGCACAGTGCCTTTGATTGTTTAACTGATGAATCCTCGAAAGCTACAGGACCGCCTATACCTCAGTCTGGGAATAGCGGCTCGGCATCTCGGAGAATCCGCGGACGCCTTTCGCCCTTCGGGGCCGTTCCAGCCGCTGGACAAACAGAACCGATTTCTTAGGCTACCCGCCACGTTCGTGTCTACAAGCGGCACGTATAATCGGACGAACACGCACGGCCAGGCTCTTTGGTACGGTGCTTTCGACGCCAGCTATACTCGAACAGGCGACTATCTCGTCGTCGAGGCTGGAACTTTTTTTGTGGCCTCTCAGGCTCCTCTGCTGCCGATATTGTGCGTTAGGACCAACAGAACCATCTCTATTGCCCAACCTGCCGTGCAGAGCAATATCGCAGGTAATTCTTATGGGGGCTATATATCCGGGTACGCGGTCACCTTAATGGAGCAATGGCCGGCAAGTGTCCTTGACGAAAACAGAACGAGTCGCTCCGCAGCCGACCTACCGACCGACCAGGTCATACCATACTGGGAAGTTCTCGTTCCGTCGCCGGCCCGGGTCGTGCTGTCGCCAGGCGATATCATAACCGACGATCTCGATCGAACTGCAGTCATAACGGGATCCGAACTAACCAATCTGGGATGGCGCTTGAGCGCAAAAATGGCGACCACCTGAATGGCCGATATCTCTGATGTTGAGCAAGCCCTCGCAGATGCTGTAACGGCAATTCTCTACCCCGAAGGATCCTCTCAGTCCAGCATTGTTGGCGCGCTGTGCCGCGTCTATCGAGGCTGGCCAAACTCGGCCACCCTGAATGCTGATCTGATTGCCGGCGCGGTTAATGTCACCGTTGGGGCCGAGAACGACTCGGGTCGAACGACAACCCGCTATCTCCCCGTGTGGCAAACTGTAACGGCCCAGGCGGGCATCATGGCAAGCGCGTCCGGAGAGATCATCACCATAGCCGGTAGTCCTGCCGAGGGCGATGTCGTCGGGGCCCTGGTCGATGGGGTACCTTATGCCTACCGAATCGGGACCGGCGACACTCCATATCTCGTTGCTTCCAATCTTGGACAATTGATCCAGGCTGACCGGCCGGCGAGTGTTGCAGGGGTCAACGTTACGGTTCCTGGCGCCTCGTCAATAACCGTTCGAGCGGTTTGCGATGCTGCTGCGTCCTGTGAAAGCCGTCGCCAGGAGAAGGATCTGCGGATCATCTGCTGGTGCCCTACGCCGCCCGTCCGGGATGCGATCGGAAGTGCAATTGACGCCGCGATAGATCAAATGGAATTCCTAGCGCTATCCGACAACTCCCAAGCCCGGATTGTCTACCGCAATACAGCGAGTTACGATCAGTCGCAAAACGCCCTGCTTTATAGGCGGGATCTAGTCTACACAGTCGAATATCCTACGATCACGACCATCCAGCAGCCGTCGATGCTTTTTGGCGCGTCCGATCTAAACACCAATATTACATACGGTTAGATATTTGTCATGACGTATCACCTAGTGGTTATCAGGCCATTTCTGAACTTTATCCGGGGCGATATTGTCACGGATACAACGAAAATAGACCAGATCGTAGCAAGCGAATATAAAAAATTCGTTTCCAAGATCATTGCGCCGAACACGGCGAAAGGCTAGCCCCCGTGCCAATTGTACAGCAAGGCAGCATCAATACAACTTCGCTGATAGTACCCGATCTGTATGTTCAGATTGTCGCTCCGCAAAATTTAGTATTGAACGGGGTTCCGACGAACATCGTCGGCATGGTCGGGACAGCGTGCTGGGGTCCGGTGAATGAGCCCTCCATCATTGGTAGCATGGCGGATTATGCACAGCAATTTGGCTCCATTATGCCGCGCAAATACGACATGGGCACGCAGGTTGCCACCGCCGTCCAGCAGGGAGCGCAGAATTTCCGGTGTGTTCGTGTGACGGACGGCACCGATACCGCCGCCTACGCTGTCGTCCCAGGCTCCAACGCGAGCTTCACTGCTCTTTATACAGGCTCGCTTGGCAATAACATCACGCTCACGCTCAGAGCGGGGTCTCAGCCAAGCTCGTGGCAACTGACTGTGCTCCTTCCTGGCTTTGAGCCTGAAGTTTACGACGGCCTGTTGGGAAATGGCGCCGCGTTCTGGACAGGACTGGCGGCCGCCGTCAATACGGGCTTGGGAGTGCAGCGCGGACAATCTCAGCTTGTTGTGGCCAGCCCCGGGGGAACCACTGCATCGCCTGCGCCTTTCTCGCTCGCGCTGGGTTCGGCGGGGGCAGGGTCGGACGGCTCGGCCCAAGTCGGCAGTGCCCAACTGGTTGGTGTCGACGCGTCGGTGCGCTCTGGGATGTACGCGCTACGAGGACAAGGTTGTGGCCTTGCAGTACTCGCCGACTGCGATGATTCAACCACATGGACCACGCAGGCAGGCTTTGGGTTGGACGAGGGCATCTATATGATCCTCACAACACCAGCCGGCGATACTATCTCTAACGCAGTAACAACCATTGGTGCAGCTGGCCTCGACAGCTATGCCGCCAAGCTTATGTTCGGTGACTGGCTATGGTGGTCGGACCGGGTCAACAACATTATTCGACTTGTTTCGCCGCAAGGCTTCTCAGCTGGCCGCCTGGCTAATCTCTCTCCTGAACAATCCAGCCTCAATAAGCAGATCTACGGGGTGATCGGCAGTCAGCAAACCGGCACACCGGGTTCGAGCCAGACCACGACGTACTCGTCGGCGGATCTTACCGCGCTATTAAGCGCCGGCATCGACTTGATTTGCAATCCGCAGCCGGGCGGCTCCTATTGGGGCGTCCGCGGGGGTCTGAACACATCCTCGAACAGTGCGATCAACGGCGACAATTATACCAGGTTGACAAACTATATCGCCGAGACGCTAGCCGCCGGAATGGGCGTCTACGTCGGTCAGGTCATTAACAGTACCTTGTTTCAAAATATCAGGTCGACCCAATTGTCATTCCTGAACAATATGTATGGGCAGGGGTTGCTGGGGAGTACGGACGGCTCGCTCCCGTTCAGCGTGATCTGCGACACGAGCAATAACCCGCTCTCTCGTACTAGCCTGGGCTATGTCCAATCCGATACCCAGATCCAATACCAGGCGATCAACGAGCGCTTCATCGTCAATGTCGAAGGCGGTCAAACCGTCCAGGTCTCTCGCCAGACCTTACCGACCGGTCAGGTTAGCTAGGAGATCATGAAATGGCATTGACAGCATTTTCCA